GGAGATGTCTTTGATCTGGCCAGATTGGATAAGCTTTTTGTTGAAACGTCCAGACTCGGAGGAAGCACCCCATCTAGTCTGAGTATCTTTGGTGACTTCCCGGTCTACCTTAGATGCCCACCAACCGTGGGCATCGACGGATACCAATACGCCTGGGATCCTGCCGTTGCTGTTTCCGTTTCTGTCTGTCCTTTCCATTCTTTCACCTCCTACTTTCACCTCCTAGAGGATTTTTTCCTTCTAATCTTATTATAACGATTTTTTCAAAATTAAAAAAATCCCGGGAAGGGAGAAAGGAGAGGGAAGCAATTATCCCACGGGCGAAACCAGGAACTCTCAGTGCCGCGCGATCCGGTGGCGGGCTAGGAACGGGCTAGAATGTTAATTAACGATGGCTGTTTCTGGCAATTCGGGGAAAGCCAGACGCTTTCTACCCTTGGTTGCATCTTTTTAGCTGAGCCTTCTCCTAAGATTCCGGTTCCACGGGTCCTTCCAGCAGCATGACAAACGGTTTCATAGTCATGTCTAATCCAACCCGATTGTTCCAATGGTTCATAAACTGGATGACGATAACCTGATAGCATGACCATTCCTTTAACCTTCAAGAGAATATCTACCAGCTCTTTGTGGTCATCCATACTCATTTCATGCTTGTATCCACCGGCCTTTCGGGTTTCTGATATGTATGGCGGATCTATATAAAACAACGTTTCCGGTGTATCGTAAAGTGGAATTAGTTCTCGAAAATCTTTACGTTCTATCTGAACTCTCATAATGCGAGCATGAATTTGAGGAAGCATTTCAATAGTGCTTAACCAACCCGAACAAAATTTACTCATTCCACGAGAGGAAGCGTTCAAATTGAAACACCAACCTGCTCCAAATCTCCCACTAAAGCTCATTTTCGCAACCACAAACCACCGGTAGGCTCTTTCTACATCGTCTTCACATTGTTCCCAAGTGTCTCGGCAAAAGTAGTATTCTTCGCGACTGTATGGGGTAAGGGACACTAAACGATGAAAACGTTGGAATTTTTCTGGATCTCGAAGCACACGGAAAAAATTGGTCAGCGCGGAATCTATATCATTGTAAACCTCAACTGGAGAGGGCGGCTTAGCGAATAAAAGCTGTGCCCCTCCACCAAAAACTTCTACAAAAATGTGGTGTTTTGGAATCAACTTCAGAAGCTTCCCTATCATCCTTCCTTTTCCACCAAACCACCAGATAGGAGATCGCAACGTTGCTTCTAGTGCCACATTTCCCTCCAACAAAAGGCCTTGAAGTGAGGCCAGCCTGGATGACCTCACTTCTAGCCAATGCGTCCAAATGGAGGCGAACCTCTCATGGCCCCCACATGCCGCCAACTGTAGGGTGCCATTTTACAGGGTTCTTGGCTCAGTTTCGGGCAAATCAGGCTCCCGGATCTCCTACCTTGCCAATTGCTTCCAGGCACAGCAATCAACAAGGGGAAGCCACGATATTAAACAGCCTCGTGGCAGGCGTAATAACCGACCGCACTAAGGCGGAGGGTTTACTCGTTAATTGGCGAGTTAAAAACACGTTTGAGAACATCTTTAACCTTCTCAGCTTCTTCATCACTAAGAAAAAATCCATTCCAACTGTCACACCCGGGCATCCACATGGCCAAGTGCTGTCCCTCATCAGGAAATGAGATCTCATACGCAGCCTCATACCAGACTTGAGACAATAGCTTGGAGCGGTCTATAGACGGATCACAATGGCTACGTGAGTTAATTATAAAACGATTTTCATATGAATCAAAATAGACCACAACATCGGGAAAGATTTCCGAAAGATGGCTTTCTAAGGTCTTTTTCAAGACCGTAGCCCATTCCTCCTTCGCAACATATGCTTTAAGGTATTCATGAAGAAGGGAACTCATTTGATATCTCCTCCTCTTTATCTTTGAAATCGAACCTCAATTGAACTGGACCACTTCCATTGATAGTTTTCTCCAGAATTTGTCTAACTTGTTGAGCAGTTTCTTTATCCAAATAAATTCCAAAGAAGGAATCAAAATGAGTCACACAAGCCTTCTCAGGAATGTTTATATAGCGCATATTAAACACAGATTCAAGAATATCAATCAGACTTTCAGCATCCTCATTGATGTCTTTGTTCCTGAATGTATCAGAAGTGAAATCCAACGAAGTGAATGAAACATATACATTGAGATCCGGTATCACTGGAAGAAGCGCGTTTCGTATGGCATCGCCAAGTCTTATGGAAGATTGGAGGAATTGGTCTAACGATTTAAGATAGTGGTTGACTAGGTCTTTCATTGTGGCCTTCATCATTGCCTCCTTGTCTTTTGATCATCAATCTTTTGGCTTTGTTCGGTTGTGTTTTCTTTCTCTCTTCTCAGTTCGTCTTCAAGGAGCATTATTTGGAACCGAGCTTTTCTCAATTCCTCAATCAAACATTTGCACAGGTTTCGATAGTCCATAACTTAACCCTCCTCTTCGTTGACTAGGAGCGTGTTCTCTTGTTTTCTAATTCCATCCTCATTTCTGCAATGATGTCGAACAGCCGATTTCGATATCCCTTATGATGTTTTAACAAAGCCCAGGGGATCCGCCTCTGGATTCGGATGTCTTTGTCCTCCACCTGAATCTCCAGAAACTCATCTTGGAAGATCAACAACGCTTGGAAAGGTTTATCCTTCATCCCCTATCCTTTTGAAGAAGAGAGTATGCCGGGTGTCCACACGTTAAGCTCCCGAACCCGGCTGCAGAGCTGTGGAGGTGCGAGGCCATGGAGGTGTAGAAACCAGAGGCGACCCCAAACCTTCTGGCTCTACGTTTCTGGCCTCCTTTGCCGCACGTGTGGTCACGGTTCCTCTATTGTCTATGAACAACTGACTTTCCATCCTTCTTCTCTATCAAATACACCGTATCCGCAACCTGTGCAAGACGGTCCGAATGTGTAATCAAAAGAATGGAAACTCCTAACTGATCTGATATCCTTCTCAGGAATTCTCCAGCTTTTTCAATATTCGATTCGGACACTTGCCTAAAGGGTTCATCTAAAACGAAGAATGGTTCAGGTCTAGGATTGGATATAGACCAACACGCCATCCTTATTGCAAAAGACAAAAGATCTATCACACCACCACCCACTTGGTCTTCAGGATCCAGAATTCCTCCAGTTGGAGATATTAGCTTGAGATAGCATTCTACCTGGTTCCGCTTTCGAATGAATTCCAGTTGACAGTCATAACCAATACCGAACACGGCTTTCAGTGCCTTGGTGCAAAGTGTAGACAAGCTCTTCTGGGCCTGTTCTTGGAGGAAGATGGCTATATTTCCCAATACTTCTGATGCTGTATTATGATAATTCAATTCTTCCTCTAACCGTGCCTTTTTCTCTTCCAACATCTTGAGGTCCTTTTCCAACCGCTTCTTCTCAGCATCCATCCGGTTCCAGATCACCTCCAGCTCATCAGCTTTCTTCATCGCCAGTGTCGTCCTCCGGAGAGCTCAATTGCAACTTGGAAAGGATTCGGCTGTATTCATTGAAGATTAAATCTGATAGTTCCTCAATGGAGGCTTTGAATTCCTCAGCCAACTTCTCAGCATCCTCAATCGACTCACATCCCCATTCATTGAGAAGCTGGTTTTTGATCGCCTCCAGTTGTCCTTCGAGTTTGAAATACTGAAGTTCAGCATTTTTGATCTTCTCTTTCAATTCAAGAAGCTCTTTTTCAGTTCCCATTGCTCAACTCCTGTGCTTCTCGGAATAAGTCATACAAAATGCGGGAAACACGTGGATGAACGTGATACTTCTCCTCAATGATCTTAAGAAGTTGATCTATGTTAGAATCGACATCGACTTGATTTTGCAATTCTGACAGTGATTGAACAAAATCATCTATCAGTTCACTGCTAATCTTATCAGCTTTGTCTTCTCTCGGTGCAAAAGTGTCTTGTGGCTCAGGGATTTCCATCTCCATTAACCTCCCTCCTTCCACATCTAGCAAATACACAGTGGGACTAGGAGGATCAATGAAATATCCGAAAGCCTGAACGGTCAAAGGCCCTGGGTTGATTAACAGGCGTTCCCCTCTCCACACTCGGAAGGGAAGATGATAATGTCCAGTTACCAATATATCAAAATCATATTTTTCAAACACTTCATCTACACTCATAGTATTTTCATCCATCCACACTGCTTCATAGCCTGGAGCTCGAATCGCCAAGTGTCCCAGGAGAATCTTCTTACCACGAATGTTAATGGGATCTGGTTGTATCTCCTCTCTTTGTTCAGCTTCCCAATACACTCCATTGACAACCTTCGCGTGTCTTCCAACTTCAAGGACGTAAAGGGCGCTTTTGACCTTGTAGGCAAAGGAATGATACGGCAAATCGTGGTTTCCATAGATGGTGATGAATTGTCTGGGAAGCATCTTCACTGTCATTGCTATTAGCTCTGGAGAAGATCTCCAGTGATGGAAAAGATCTCCTGCGTGCAGAACTGGACAATCATAGAGACTTTGGAGAGCCGAGACCACCTCCATGTTTCTCCATTGCACGTCAAGAAACCCCTCAGTTCGACAGGCAGGAATCGAATCCCTCAGGTGCCAATCTGCGGTCAGTATAGCGTCCACCCGAGAAGGTAGCTTTCGATTAAACAGGATTTTGGCTACATCTTTGGATAAATGCTCGAATTTAGTGGACGGCCACATATCGGACAAACCTCTGGCAAAATTTCATTCCACCGCGCTTTCAGTTGATCAAGAGTAGTCTTAATCTTGTTCAGGTCTGCTAGCACTCTCCTGAATTCGCCCAATATGCCTCTGAGTCTATTATAACGCTGAACCAGGTCTTCCTTTTGGGAAATTTTTCGATCTAATCTGTTAATCCTCTTAGACAATTTCATATACACTTTTAGAGTTTTTGTCTCAGATTGGATTTCGTGGTAGTCTTCTATCTTCTGAGTAAGACTAGTCAAAGATTGTTCCAACTTTTCTAGTTCCTCTTCCTTCTGCCTTAGCCTTTGTATCTCACCGTAAATAGAAGGAAGGTCAGGGTATCGGGATAGCTCTGCGGATAGCTCCTCCACCTGAAATTTCCAGCGGACTATATCAGCATTCAGCCGCTTGATCTTCTGTCGCAAAAGATCCTCAGCTATGAAGATCACATTCATACGAGTGATCTTCTGAATGTAATTAGCCCGCTCTCCTGGCGAACTTCCCAGCAAGAATGGCGGGTCGGACTGGAACTGAAAATTGATATGATCCACTTTGAAGAAATCGGAAACTTCCCGTGGCACCTGGAGCTTTATGGCATTGAGAGTTTGTCCATTTATCACATAAACATTTCGCTTATCATCTCTAATTCTTGAGATCCATCCGCGATCGGTCTCTAGCGAAACCTCCGTTGACCCTCCCCAATGAGACCGGAATGACTCTCCACTGGGTCGATTCCAAAGCAACCATCTCAAGGCCCTAACTACAGCGGTCTTTCCCGAGTCATTGTCACCGAGAAGAGCCGTAATTCCAGTGGGAATTTGAATCTTAGAGTGGTTATGACTCTGAAAGTTTCGAAGAACGAGTTCCATCACATCGCCAAAATGGTCTCGGGAAAAACGTTATTCACAAAATCGTCCAGTCTCATTATCGCATAAGATAATGTTAAGTTTGGACTAAACAAAATTACAACTGGAATGTCAGCCTGGCTTCGAAGGGAAATGAAGGACACAATCCCAGCGTCCGAAGCCATACGTGCCGGAAGACATATCATCTCATGGCTCCGATCCTTCTTATAGATTAAGATGGGATATCGCTTATGTGCTTCATCAAAGCAAAGATGTTCTAAGTTCTCCAGAAACTTGACTAGAGTTCCGTTATCTTGAGCATTGTCAGAGATGGAATCAGGAATTTTGTATCCACGCTTGATCTCAATCACAGCACAATCGGTAAGACCTTTCCCCTCTGGTTTTACCGCTATTACATCACCCCATCCAGGTGTATCAGGCCTTTTCCCTCTGGCCCAAGAACCACTTCCAGGGGATCGCCAAAAGATGGAATCATCCTCTCCATTGCTCCACCACAGAGAGAGCTTTCTGCATATAGCTCTCTCAAATGATGTTCCCTTATTCTTGCTGTCCTTCCTCTTCTTCCTCTTTGCCTGGGTCATAGGGTAGCTCGGTCGTATCAGACGAATTCGCGAATCTAGGTAATCTCTTTACAGTGAATTGATCTTCCACCTCATTCCATATGCGAATCACTTGTTGCTTAAGAGCATTTTGGAGACCTCTCTTTTCCACTATAGCAATAGACTTTTCAAGAGACTTACTGAGCTTTTCGTCTTCTACACAATACACTTGTGACCCAGTCATCTCCTTCACATATTGGAGATTCTCTCTTATATCGTCAATTCCATAATCATAGAGAATGGTCAACGGAGCTGAGCGGAATGGTTTCCAGATGGAGCTTTTGAATACCTCAATTTGAACCTCTACTCCAACGATTCGGGATATTGTTTTTGATCCAATGATTTTTTCTTGCTTGATGGGTTTGGGCTTAGATGTTCGGAGCCTTAAGCTTGAATAGAATCCAATTGCCTCCCCTCCAGGGGATATGTATTTCTGTCCGAAAGGACCGGCTTCTAAGTTCTGTCGAATCTGATTGGAGCAAATGAGGAGATATCCCTTAGTGGCCAGGACGCGGCAAGTCTTCCTCAATTCTTCACTGAATTCTTTAGCCCGCCTCATTCCCATCTTGTCTTCGTCTTCCATCTCCATCTCAGTGGATAGGGCAGCTAAAGAATCAGCAAATATGGCACCGGGACCGTCCGGATTCTCAGGCTCCCACTGGCGAATTGATCGAAAGACCTCGGAAATGGTGTTGGGCATAGTGTAAGAGATCTTCTCTTTTTCCACTCCAAAGAGATTAGCGAACTGGAAGTTTAGCCGTCCTTCGGGATCATGGAACATGACGTTGCCCCCTTCACGAAGGACCCTTCCCGCTATTTCACATAGCAAAACGGTCTTTCCAGATCCCGAGGGACCGAACACTTCAACCATTATCCCAAAGGGGATCCCACCCTCCGGATAAATCCCACCAGATATGGCTAGGTCCAAGAGGGTGGATCCCGTGCTTATAATTCGTGCAGGACAGACCTCTTTCTTTGAATCCTCCTTCTCCTTGTCTTTAGCTTGTTCAATCCGCTTCGATATTTGCTCGTCTAGTGACACTTCTTGATTTGGTGGATTTCTCCTCTGGAACCGCATCTTCAGTCATCCCTTGTGCAATCATCCCAGATTTTGCATGTTTCACATTCTGGCCTACTCCCACCGTCCCTCTTATACACATAGCCATGCGGACATCTTTTCTCTTCAGACACAGGAACTTTATCAACAACAAGTTTCATTCGTTTCGGAGGTGAATCATCTAGCAGAACATCATCTTCATCTTCATCGTAATTCTTCGGACTTAAAGTAACTTTGCTGCTAAAGGATCTAATGTCTTCATCCTCTTGCTTGTCATCTGGATCGTCGTAACTCGCAAGATCACCCTCAAAAAATAGTTCCTTAATTTCGTCATATTCCATTACCACAAGTATCTCATCTAAATTTGGAACTTTCTCAAGTATGGACATATCATATTGCTTTTGTCTTGGCTCAAAGTCAATGCGAACTGCTGTGCCAAATGTCTTTTTAGCAAAAACCTGCTCATCGAATCGTATTCGGAGAGTATATCCATCTTCCAGAGATGGAAATCTTTCGTAATCCGGATTTGCCTTCAATTCTTCTTTCAAAAGTTTCCCAAAGTGATGAAAAGCTACATTCCAAATGTGTATGGTCTCATCGTAATCCTTTGACTTCTTTGGAATTACAACATAAAGATTCCTCTCTGAGGGTTTGAGTGGTTGCACACTAGTCCAGCTAACACCTCTTTTAAGTTGCTCCGATCGATATTCACAGATTGGACACCTGGAACCTACAAATGCTGGGCACACGATGACTTTGTTTTCAATTCCCACGCCTCTATGAATTTTGAATCGTCTTGTATACCAAAGGGATCCTGGTGTTGCAATATCTCTTGCATCGTCTCTATCTGGATGTTTAGGATCAGTCACTCTGTAAGGCAAAAAGTCTAGCCATACTATTGAGCCAGGTTTCGGATTGAAAAGTTGAACTCCACGTGGCAAGTTCAAGCATCCAACCAAGTTGCTACTGGATTTGTCTATGCTCGATAGTATTTTTCCAACGAAATATTTCTTAGTGCCATTTGCTGTTTTCATCGTCTTCCTCCTCTTGCTGTTCGTTCTTAGTCTCGTAGTGTATCTCGTAGTCTTTTAGTGTTTGCAGAAATGTCGTAAGCCATCCTGCCATCTGTGCTTTACTCCAGACATAGATTAGAAACGGTATTACAATCATCAGAATCGTAACAGTTAGTATCGCTATAAGGATTATCGTCCAGAAATCCATATTCTAATCCCTCTTATTCAGTTTCTTTGCAATTCTACTGTCTACATATTTCCCTTTCATGCTCTCCCATTCTTTCTCCAGATCTCTAGGAACCTTTGGACCGGCAAAGTATTGTTGACCATGCAGTTTCACTAAGTTCTCTAGTGCGGATTTTTTGGTCTCAAGTGCTTTCACGGCTGCAGATGCTATCTCGTATTCGTATTTGGCATCAATGTAACGTTTCATCGCCTCTTGGTATTCAGGTTGCATAGCTATCATTCTGTTTAGTTCCGATTCGGTCATTTTTCTTTCTGAGCTTTCTCGTATTCTCTTGTCTAGCTTGGCTTCCACAAGTTTTATCTCTTCCTTGTATACATCCATCTCTTTTCTTCTGTCAGCACAATACATCCCGTATTCAAGCATAAGGTATGGTTGTCTAAGCCATTCAATGTCTAATGCAGATTCGTCTATGCTTATGTCTTCCAGGTAGTTCATTTGGCCATCTCTCTATAAATCGTATAACACGCTAGCACTAGTCTTGACTTTCCCTCATAGAATGGTGTCGAGAATACTTCCATTATCGCTCCTGCAATTGGATTATCTTCTTTCATCAGTATAGACGCACAGTAGTTTAGGACATGTCTTCTTACATTTTCTACATCTTTAGTGTCTAGTCTCTCCAGTATCTTACATATGCTTTTCCACCCGTTTTGTTTCATTAGCGCTCTACATAGTTCTATACTAGCCGCTTCATCAGACAGGAGTTTTATGACCGCATTCTCTCTTTCATCCTCTGGAAGTTCTAGCACTCTTTCCAATAGTTGCAATGCCGTTCTTGGTAGACCTTGACTCTCTTCTATTATTTGATCATAAATTGCCTTAGTCAGTCTCTCACCCTCAGCTCTCACCACCCTTCTCAAAAGAGTCAACATATCGTCATAACTAAGCCTTTCCAACATATAGGTAGCGCATCGGCTCCTTACAGTTGGAGGGAGCTTCTCTGGTTGTGTGGTGCAAAGGAAGAAGAACGTATGACTGGGAGGTTCCTCCAAAAGCTTGAGGAAAGCATCAAATGCCTCCCTCGTCATCTGGTGAGCTTCGTCTATGATCCAGCAACGGCTCTTAGAACCACGCCAAAGGGGAGGAAACTCTGTAATGTTCCAGATCTCCCTCACTGTATCAATTCCACGAAAGTTCGCAGCATTCATCTCTATGAAATCATTTCCCTTGGCTCCCAGATAGTCTGCACAGATCCGGGCCAAGGTTGTCTTTCCAACCCCAGTGGGTCCAGCAAAGAGAAATGTGTGAGGAGGATCCGGTTTGGAGATAGCATTCTTGAGGGACTCTATGACCTCAGCTCTTCCAATCACTTCATCAAAGCTTTTAGGTCTATATTTCAGATGGAGTGGCATGTATTCTCCTGGAGCATTTCCCTTCTACATTGATTATAGCCAATATCTCAAACACATTGAGATTTTTTATACGTTCAAAAATTTTCCCAAAAGCTTTTCTGAGATAACGGTTCATCAACTCCAGCCAACTCGAATTCAACCTTAAGAGGGACATTGATCCATGGCCAATTTTTCACCAATTTATCTTCTGCCAGATCTTTTAGTTCTCTTGCACACCATGTTACCTCATCTGGTGGACATTCCACAACTAGTTCATCATGAACTTGACTTACAAGCATACTTCTCATTTTATTTTGCTTTAGTTTTTTGTTGAATTCAACTAGAACCCAAAGCAAACAGTGAAAGGCAGTTCCTTGTATAGGGTAATTAGTAACTTGCTTCCGATCCATCAGCCCACTACATCTAAATCCAGTCAAAAGCTCTACATATCCATGTCTTACATAGAACCTCCAAATCCTGTCCTTCCACAGAGTATATTGTCGATATCGTTCATTCCAAAATGAATCCTCAACCTTACGAACATGCTCTATAAAGTTATCGAAAGATATCAGCTCACCTTTGCGTCCAAGTTTAACCAGTCCCTTGTTCTTAAGATGGACTAAAGCTGGAGTCCCATCTTTAAGCTTTGCCATAGTTGCCCACTTGATCAAATTCTTGGCACAATTTGCATAGTAATCTCCATAAAACTCTGGAAAAACAAATGAGTTCTTGGCAGCTTGTCTTAGAATTGATTCGTCTGGATGGTGCTTATCAAGACTGTCAAGCATGAAAAGCTCTATAGCCATATCACGATGCATATCTCCAGCAATAACGTCATCTATAAGCTTCGGATCCTGAGTATATACACATGCAATTCTGACCTCTATTCCGGAAAAGTCCATGGACAAAAATTGATTTCCAGGTCTTGGTATCAAAGCTCTCCTGCAAATCTGCATGAGCTCCTTGTCACGTTTTGGAATGTTCTGGAAGTTTGGGGCTTCAGATGAACTCCTAAAGGTTCTGGTAGTATGAAGGTGGAAGAAAGGATGAATGATTCCGTTGACCTGTTCTCTCAAATAGAGATCAAGATAAGCCTCCCTAATCTTCTTGAGCTTACGGATCTCAAGAATCTTATCCAACTCCGGTATGCCAAGCTCCTTCAAAGCCTCGTCATCTGTGGATCCACGTCCAGAGCCTGTAATCTTTGGCGGTTGAATTTTTTTGTATTGATAGAGAAACCTGGACAATTGGTCGTTGGAATTGATGTTAAATCTGGTTGGTCCAATAAACCGTTGCCATTCCCTCCCAAACTCAGATTCTCTAACTTCATCGGAAAGCTGATCAATCCTATTAGCAAGTTCTCGTTTCTTGGTTTCACAGTCTTCAACATCTACCCTGATTCCATTTTGCTCCATATCAGCTAGGGCCAAGAGACCATCATGGAAAAACCAGTATGCCTTGAGAAGAGACCGGTTCTGTAACATTTGTTTTCTTTGGATTTGGAACAAGCGGTAAGTAAACAAAGCATCCATTCCACAATACATTAAAAGATCTCGGATTCGCTCAGGGGATGATAGGAGTTGTTCCACACGATTTTTAGAATTGGAATTTTTGCTATCAGATTGAAGGAAGGGCGAAACTGATTCATCATAGTCAGCTATACCAAAGTTGACGTATGACTGGAACTTCAGTCCAACAATACCAGGTCGATTATCTAATATATGAGCTGCAAGCATAGTATCCCACATCCATCCTTTTACTTCACATCCAAGGATGGTTCTGGACCATCTTTCTTCATACTTAAGATTATGTGCTATTTTACGAATGTTTGGATTAGTTAAAATGCTACAAAGTAGTTTTTGGTATCCCGAAATTGGAGCAATTAGAGATGTAAATGCTTGATCCGAACTAACAGCAATTGCTACAGCCACGATTCTATGACCATCGGCCCAAGGTTTGAGTCCAGTAGTTTCATAGTCAATAGCAATTATGGAATCGTTGGGAATTGTCTCTAACCAAGATAAATCGTCCATAATCTTGATCAATTTAGACTCATCATCAAACTTGGGAAAAGGTTCCTCTAGCTTGGCCAGGGCCTCTTTCAAGTGCTTGGTCCAGATATTGGATACCTCAGATCCCTTAGCCCTCAAGACAAAACTGGGGTGATAAGTTGGACAAACCCATGCCTTCATTTTCCGGTCTGGTATCTTCCATCCGGACCACCTCTCCATGCCACCAATATCCTTCTTCCAAGAGCTTCCAATCACAGATTCCACGGCACAAGCTCCAAGGAGAAGGATCAACTTTGGTTTAGCTTTCTCTATGGCAGAGAGGACTTTCCCTCTACAGCAAGCTATCTCCTTCCTCGTTGGAGTTCGATTGTCTCCGGATGGGCCAACCGGTCTACAATTGACCGCATTTATGCTGATGCAATCCTCAAAAAGGTCTATCCCCAGTTCTTCAAGAGTTCGTCTAAGTAGATTTCCAGCTCGGCCTTGCCAAGGCTTTCCATGTGCATCCTCCGATTCCCCTGGTGCCTCTCCAACAATCACGATGCGCTTTTTCCCGGACCCATATGGGAGAATGCAAGGAGACTTGGCCTTTTGGAAAAGGCCGCACTCCTTGCAGCTCCCCTCTAATCCATTCAGGGAATTGGGAGGAGAAATGATGAGTGGCTGGATCATCGGGCTAAAGCTATAACGTATGTCTGTCTTGATTCTTCATCCTCCTTTTGAAGGATTAGCATGCC